AACGGTCAAGGCACCGTCGGCGGGATTGACAGCGCGACCTACACTTTCTGGCGCAACCAGTTCCGCGAAATTGCGGGCAGCAACACTTGGACGAAAAGCACGATCAAGGGCGATATGAACGCGCTTTATTTGTCTTGCGTCCGGGGCGGCGACAAGCCTGATCTGATCGTGTCATCGCACGATTTCTTCTCGGCCTATTGGGAAAGCCTGCAAGACTTGCAGCGTTACGCCTCGGCTGATGAAGGCACTGCCGGCTTCCGCGCTCTGAAATATGTGGATGCGGATGTGATCTTTGACGATAACGCCAATTTCGGCAAGACGGCGGAGAGGATGTATTTCCTCAACACCAACTATCTGGAATTGATCGCGCATCGTGACGCTAACTGGACGGTTGACGATGAGAAAGTCTCCATCAACCAGGATGCGGTGGTGATCCCGATGTTCTGGCAGGGCCAGCTTGTATGCTCCAACCGGAGCCTGCAAGGCATCCTCATTGACGCGTCGTAATCGAAAGGAGAACGACACATGACTACTCTGATTGGGGTTGATGTTCTCAACTCTTTTACCGCTGCCGAGCTTACGCAAGGCAAGGGCTTTGGCTTGGGCGACCGTCACATTGACCAACTGGGCAACGAATACGTGTTTGTCCTGGCTGGTGTTGGCGGGATCACTGCAAACTTCGTGGCCACCATTGACGAAGCCTATGGCGCCGTCATGGTCAGCACGTCGAATGACGCGCGTGGTGATTTGCTTGGCGTGGCGCCTTCCGCCATTGCTGCCAGCAGCTACGGCTGGGTTCAGGTGAAGGGCGTGTGCAACGTGCAGGTAGCGGCGTCTTGCGCTGCGAATGTGCGCTTGAACACGACCGCCACGGCAGGCCAGCTTGACGATGATGGCACCGCTGGTTCGCTTACTTGCGATGGCATTGTTCTGACCACGGCGCGCGGCGCTGGCGCTGGCACGGCGCCTGGCATCCTGAATTATTCGATCCAGGGTGTTGTGATCTGATGATCAACTGGGCCGGGGAAATCAATCCCCGGCCTTTCTTTTTGGAGATGACGTTATGAGTGGAACCGGACAAAGCCGCGAGCCCGTGGCCATAATGCCGATTGAGTTTTGGACTGAATACACTGGCGAGGGCGCCGACCTGAAAGCCGCGGATTGGGTGCGGTGGGTCAAGAAAGGCGACAGCATGAGGTCAACCGTTGCTGAGAAGGTCTCGCGCCTGAAAAAAGGCATGGTTGGTGAAGAAATTTGGGCGGTGATCAAGCCCTATTACGACCGATGGAAGGAAGGCCAAGATGCGCCGGTTATCGGAATGCCTTTGGATGCTGCTCCTTTTGCTACCAAGGAAATGGTCCGCGTTCTGGCACAAGTGGAAATCCGCAGTGTCGAAGATTTGGCCAATGCTGAGGAAGCGGCGCTGAACAAGCTGCCGATCCCCGGCATTATTGGGATTCGCGCCAAGGCGAAGGCGCTTCTTGATGCGCGGGCCAATCTGGCGCCGGTATCGGAAGAATTGGCGGCGCTGCGCCAGCAAGTGGAAGCCTTGCAGAAAGAGCGCAACGAGGCGCTGGAATTAGCCGATGAAATGGCCAAGGAAGCCGACAAGAAACGCGGCCGAAAGCCGGAAGGCGTTGCGGCGGCGCTTGGGTAAGGGGTGCGGAAATGTCACTACTCACGCTGGTTCAAACGGCTTGCGATAGGCTTGGCATCCAAATGCCAGGCGCGGTCATGTCGTCTAATGACGAGACGATCCGCGTCATGCGCGCCTTGGCCACGCAAGAAGGGCGCGAATTGGCGCGGCGGGTGGCATGGCAAAATTTGACTAAGGAAAGCAGCTTCACTACGGTTGCATCCGAAACGCAGCCGGGCGCAATCCCGGCTGATTTCGACCGCTTCATCAATGAGACTGCTTGGAATTACACGCAAAACCGGAGCCTGATCGGGCCGGTCGATCCGCAACAATGGCAGCAACTCAAAGCTTCACTTGTCGGGCCGCCCTGGTTGCATTTCAGGCAGCGCGGCAACGCCTTTCTGATCATTCCAAACCCGCCGGCGGGCGAGAATGTGCGATTTGAATATGTGTCGCGCTTTTGGGTCGACACGAATGGCGATGGGTTCGGCGAGGCTGACGCCTGGGCGAATGACGCTAACACGGCGCTACTCAATGAAGAATTGATCACGTTGGGCATTATTTGGCGCTGGTTGAAGCGCAACCGTTTGCCCTATGCTGACGAATTGCAGGAATATCAGGCGCAGGTGAACCAAGCCATAGGCCGGGATGGCGGCAAGCGCACGGTCAGCATGGGCGGGCAGTATGACCCGGCGCCGCGCGTGCCAAGCATCCAAGATGGGTCTTGGCCGCTATGATCCGACCGACCAAACAAGCGGCTGGCACGGCGCGGGTGGTGTCTATCCCGCCCCCGGTGCAAGGCTTGAACGCGCGTGATGCGCTGGCGTCTATGGATGCGGCAGACGCCATCACGCTTGATAACTGGTTCCCTCGTGGGAATGACGTGATCCTACGGCGCGGGCATCAAAGTCATGCCACCGGCCTTCCCGGCAATGTCGAAAGCCTGATGCAGTATTCAAGCGGCAGCACGAATAAGCTATTTGCCGCGTCTGGAACCGCCATTTATGACGTGACTACGGCGGGCGCGGTTGGCGCGGCGGTGGTGTCGGGCTTGACCAATGCGCGCTGGCAGCATGTGGTGAAAACGACTTCCGGCGGGACGTTCCTTGTTTGCTGCAACGGCGCCGATGCAATGCGCGCCTATGATGGCAGCACTTGGACAACGCCTTCAATTACCGGCGTCACTTCATCAAACATCATTGGCCTAGCTTCTCACAAAGAACGTTTGTGGTTGATTGAGAAAGACAGCGCAACAGCCTATTATTTGGCCACCAAGGCAATCGCAGGCAATTCGACAGCCTTCCCGCTGGGCGCGGTGTTTCGCATGGGCGGCAAGGTGAAGGCCATCATTCCGCTTTCGCAGGATGCAGGCAGCGGGCCGGATGATTTCCTGGCTTTCGTGTCTGACAAGGGCGAGGTGGCCATTTATCAGGGCACAGATCCCGGCACGGCTTCCGAGTGGGCTTTGATTGGCGTGTTTCGCGTAGGCGCGCCGATTGGCGACCGGCCTTTCCTTCGGGTTGGCGGCGATGCTGCACTGATTACGGATGATGGGGTGATTTCGCTTTTGCAGGCCATCAATGTGGACCGTGCCGCCGCAAATACCGCAACCATTACTGACCGCATACGGGAATTATTCGCCACCTATGTGCGGGCGTATCGGGCCAATTTCGGCTGGCAGGCCATCAGCTATCCGGCAGGAAATTGGGGTTTGTTCAACGTGCCGATCTCGGCAACGCAAAGCGTCCAGCTTGTGATGAACACGATCACTGGCGCGTGGTGTCGTTTTACCGGGCAGAACGCCTTTTCATGGTCTATGCTGGGCAACGAGATTTATTTCGGCGGTTCAACGCGGGTTTTTCGCGCTGATGTTGGCGGGACCGATAACGGCGCCGATATCGCGGCGGACATGAAAACCGCGTTTCAGTATTTCAAGGATCGCGGCGGGTTGAAGCGGTTTCTGATGCTGCGCCCCACGTTTCTTTCCAATGGCTCGCCGGCGCCGCGCATTACGCTTGACGTGGATTTCGGCAACAAAGAACCGACTGGCCAGCCAAGCTTTACGGTTTTTGGCGCGGTGTGGGATACGGCTGTTTGGGATGTGGATGTTTGGGGCGCGGATGGCGAACAGGTGACGCAACAATGGATTGGCGTTCACGCGCTGGGTCGTTGCGCGGCGGTGCGGATGAAGATTGCCAGCCAAGGCGCCACGATGGCCGTCAGCGCTTTTGACGTGCTGATGGAACCGGCGCAGGCCACCGCGCTGTGACGCTCTACTGGCCGCGCGATGCGCGCGAGAATGAAGCGTTGGCGGAATGGTGCGGGCGCCGGATTGAGCATGTCGGCGCCGATGGGTTCGGGCCATGCCAGGCGGCGGCGGTGGTGCATGGCGGGCATGTGGCGGCGGTAGTGGTGTTTCACGACTGGCAGGATCAAGCCCGCACGTTGCAGGCTTCCATTGCCGCCGAGACGGCACGATGGGCCGGGCGCGAGGCTTTGGCCGGCATCTTTGGCTATGCCTTCGGGGTGGCGCGGGCGAATAAGCTATGGGCCGCAAGCCCGCACAATGCGGAGCGCGCCTTGCGGTTTAACAAGGGCATTGGATTGAAGCCAGAGGCAACGCTTCGGCATCATTTCGGGCCAAAGGTTCATGCGGTGATTTGCGCGATGCTGCGAAGCGAATGGCAGCGGTCGCGGTGGTATAAGGAGACTGTTCACCATGGGTAAGAAGGCACCAAAGGCGCCCCCGCCGATTGATCCTGCCGCCACGGCACGCGCGCAATCTGACACCAATCGGCAAACCGCAATCACGCAATTCGGGCTGAACGCGGTGAACCAATATACGCCATACGGCAGCCTTGAATATGGGCAAGCTGGCACTTGGGCGGACGGGACGCCGCGCTTTACCGCCACGCAAAGGCTATCCCCCGCCGAGCAAGAGGCGCTGGATTTGAGCAATCGCGCGCAATCGCTTTATGGCAATGCGGCGGTGCGGCAGCTTGGCGCGGTGCAAGAACAGCTTGGGCAACCTTTCCAGTTTGACGCCGGGCCGTATGGCGATACGGCGATGGGCCGAAATGCGGTGGAAACGGCGTTGATGGAGCGCTTGCAGCCGCAGCTTGACCGGGACCGGGCCGCGATGGAAACGCGCCTTGCCAATCAAGGCATCATGCTTGGTTCTGAGGCTTACCGCAACGCCATGAGCGATTACGAGCGCCAAGTTGCGGACCAGCGGCTTGCCATTGTTGGCGCGGCTGGGCAGGAAGAAAACCGCATGGCGGCGCTGCGCCAGCAACGCTTGCAGGAACAGCTTGCCTTGCGCGGGCAACCGATCAATGAGGCAACGGCGCTACTGACCGGGCAGATGGTTGGAATGCCTCAATTCGTCAACACGCCACAGACGAACGTGGCGCCGACCGATTACCTTGGCGCCGTGCAGATGCAGCAGGCGGCATTGCAAAACCAATACAATAACAAGTTCCAAAGTTATCAAGCGCAACTTAATCAGCTGTATGGGCTTGGTTCGGCGGCGCTTGGTGGTTGGGCAAGCGGTGGTTTTTCAGGCGGTAGTGGTGGCAGGCAGGGCTCAGCGCAATTGGCGCAAACAGCGGCAACCGTGGCGGGAGGAACTTCTGACATTCGCGTCAAGAAAAACATCCGGCAAGTGGGCGCTCTTGAAAACGGCTTGCCGGTTTATGCCTTCCAATATGTTTGGGGTGGCCCGACGATTATCGGCCTAATGGCGCAGGATGTGGAGCAAGTGAACCCTGACGCCGTGTTTGAAATCGGCGGCATCAAGCATGTGAATTATGACGCGGCGGTGGAGGGCTAATCCATGAGCGAAAGTTTTGGACGCGGCGAAAGCGCGCTTTTCCTTGCAAACCCGGAATTGGCAGCGGCTGCCAGGCGCCAAAGGCTTGCCCAAGGGTTGCTCGAACAAGCCGTGAAGCCGCGCAACGTGGGCGGGCACGCGGGCGGGCTGGCGCAGATGGGGCAGGCCCTCATCGCCGGGTATATGACCCATCGCGAAGATGAACGCATCCGGGGCATTGCCGACGCGCAACGCGCCCGTGAAGATGAGGAAGTGCGCGCGCTGATGGGCGGCGCCATGCCTGCCGGCCAAGCCGCGCCAGCAACGCAAAGCGCGCTTGCCACGCCGCCGGGATCACTGCCCCCGCCCGTGCCGATTGCGCCGGAAGGTGGCGAGGTGCCGCCGATGGCCACGGCGCTGATGAACCCGCCGGGCCAGCCCGCGCAAGGCGGTGGTGCGGCGCCTGCCATGCCATTGCCCCCGCCGGTGCCCGCAGGCGGGCCAGCGCCAAGCGCAGCGCCCGCAATGGCCAGCGCCTCGCCGATGGGCCAACCGGGCGCTACGAGCCAGCCTATGCCGAGCATGGAGGCGATTATGGCGGGCATGGCGTCGCAAAGCCCGCGCGTGAGGGCCATGGCGACGGCGATGTATCAGCGGGCGCGAGATCAGGAAGAGCGCGCCTTGCGGGCGCAGGAGCGTGAGGAGGAACGGCGGTTTAGGCTTGCCAATCGCGCGCCGGCTGCGCCTGCCGCGCCTGCTGCCCCGCCCCCGCCTTTCGCGGGAACCAGCATGGAAGCGCAAGCCAACAACATTCTTTTAAGGCTGGCGCCGAGCATTCGTAATGGAACGGCTACGCCTGAAGAACAGGCATTGTATCAACGCGCATGGCAAACGCTTTCAGAGGGTCAAATCCAATTCGTGAATGACCCGAACGACCCGACTGGCAATAGGCAAGTGCCCGTGCGAATACCGCGTGACATGGGCGACTTGCCCCCGCCGCGCAGACAGCAGGCGACATCGGCTCCGCAAGGCATGACCGCGCCGGGTGGCGCTGTGACGCCGCAAGCATTTGAGCCTCCCTTTGCAGCGCCCGTGCGCGGTGCATATGCCGCAGAAGACATGGCCGCCGGCGCCGCTATGCCATTTACAATGCCTAATGTTGCATTAACTCAATCAGGCGCATCGGGTGGTGTTGTGGCGCCGCAAAGCGCAGCCGTGCCCGTGCAAGCGCAGGACGCGACGCCAATACTAGGCTTTGAACGGAGGACCCCGGCGCCAACAGGTTATCGGTATAACGCTGGAGGGGGATTAGAGCCAATTCCAGGCGGCCCCGCTGATCCTCAAAAGCAAGGATTGCAGCCCGGTCAACGGTCACTATCTGCGGGTGAAATTGCTTTGCGAGAAGAAACGGACAATGCTTTAAAAGCATCGCAAAGTGCTAGATCAGGGCTAGAGCGTGCGTTGGCGCTTAGTCCGCAAGCTTATGCGGGACCAATCGCGCAAACGCGGGGTTGGGTAGCTGGTTTTACGGGCTTTGATCAAAGGACCGCCGCTGCAACTCGTGAATTTAACACAATCATGGGGCAACAAGTTTTGGCGCAGCTTCGCTCAATTTTTGGCGGAAACCCGACTGAAGGTGAGCGCAAAATTCTGCTTGATCTTGAAGCCAACGCGAATATGAGCCGCGT